GGGGGGAGGTGGGTTAGGCACCCAAGCTTCCTATTTGGGGTTATTTTGTTGCAACGTAAACTCCACCCGGAAATAACCAGCTACTGAGCTAGCGCCCGAACCGCGATACACGATCCTTAACTGGTTTTCCGTTCCACTCTCATATTCTGGCTTAGTGGCGATTGTTCGCCCACTAGCGGAAGCTGCCCCGTTCTGGGTCAACTTAAACGACCGTGTCACGGGCACACCTTGTCCGGTGGCCTCTGCGGTTGTGTCCCAGTCGTAAGACATGAGCCCAGCAGCCGTTGAAGCTGCTGCAGACATCCAATGTAGTGTTACATTGGTTATGAGATAGTGGTGGTAGGATTGCAAAAACCCCCTAAGCCAAGCAGCCTGGGAATTATCTGGGCCTAGGGTAATATACCCGGCTGAATCCCCGTTTATCGCGTTGGTTACAAACTCGCGGCGAACGACTACATTGGTTATAGCCCTACTTTGCCCTAACCCAGAGCGACGGGCTCGTCGCTGCGGTCGGCGTGGTCTAGGCCTACGCCGGGGTACAGCCCTGCGATTCCTCCGGGGCCTCGGACGCCTTGGGCGTCGGGCTCTACGTTGTTGAGGCATGGCAGGGGCTCAAGACTACAGCCTCCAATCTTTCAACTTGAGTGTTGGTTGGCCACAAGCCGCCTTAGGCAGCTATACAGATGATGGAGGTTCTTCCTCCCTTGCGCGCTTTTGCTCCTCAGGAATGGAAAGGAACAAAACCAATTCCTCCATTTGTTCGTCGTTTACATGACGAAGCTCTTCCAACACCGCTGTTACAGCTGATGTGTACTTCTGAAGGCATTCCTCATTGGCGGTAGCGGGGTTGTACCTGTTCAGCAAACCGAACAGCATCTTTCCCACTCCGGCTGGGAGCGCAACATCTGTGGACACAAAAATGTGAGAACAGAACTCTAGTTCCGTTGTTTCCTCACACTTGACTCCGAGGAGTTTATAGACTTCCAGGTCTGAATGGCAATCTTCAAGGGCGTCATCCCCCATGGTGATCGCCCAGGCTGCTCCGGCAAAGACTGCTAACATATAGCGAATCTTGCTATTTGACGACGCTGTATTGAAGGAACCCGATTTCTGGATTCCAGGCACTGTTTGTGCCAACAGCATTCCGTCAGATGTCATCAGAACTGAGTTCTTGAGACAATGCAGCCACGCGGCCCGCATCCTCTT